TAACTCTGTGCCATACAAAAGAAGGAAACACAATAATAGATCCTTTAGGTAAAATCTCTTTTGCTCTTCTTAAGTGTTGACTTTCATCTCTCATATGTGGATCGTAGTTTCTAAAATCAAATTCTAATTCACCACCTGTGTATTCGGAACCATCTGTTAATTGACAAGTCATAGATAGTTTTCGAATTCTGCCGTGCTCTGGATGATTAGGATCTTTTCTGTCATAAACTTTATCCCAACTATCACAATGCCAATCATAGTATTGATTGTGTTTATATTTTGTAAACTGACAAGATTCCGATCTTTCCCAATCAAAATTCCAACCAGCATTTTTGTTAGCCATATGAACATATGGATGTAATTCTTTATATATCCAAGTATCATTTAACCATACTAAATCAGAGTTTCTTTTTCTTTTTAAATCTTTTATTTCTTCTTTTTTTAATTTTCTATCACCATAGCCACCAGTTCTAGCCATTACTTCTTCTTGTGAATTTGCATAAGCTATTACATCATCACAAAACTTTGGTGTGAGTGCTGCAGGAAAATGCCAGTAGTAATTAGATATATTCATAAGTTATTGTTTGAACAAAGTTTAATGAATCTTTTTGATTGTTAGTTAGGTAATACATATTAGTAGATGGAAACATTATGAACATATTATTTTTAAGTTCTATATCCCAACTTCTTCCTTTACGTCTGTTATCTTCAAAGTGTATTCGAACCATACAGTCTTTGACTTTTACTCCATAGAGTAATGTAAAGTCTGGAGAGTTACGTAAATCTACTGGATCTATGTTTAATAATGGAATTGTAGTCTCGCTAGGTTTATAAATGTTACCCCACGTTGATTTGTTTACTAGATTAATTCCATATTCAAGACCGATGTGATCTCTCATATATGTATTTAACATATCCCAAGTTCGTGAGAACGGAAAATCTTTGTTTTGAATTACTGATTGTAAAATGTCGCCTGATAATTTATCTCGGTCAATATCCCAATCTTTGGGCATATCGACATCACCATAATATAGAGCTTGTTCTGTTAATACTTGTCTCTGCATACCACCACCATTTTTAATTTATGCTTTACTGTCTGTCAAGTCCCAAGTTGTATTTGCTTCATTCCAGACGTAACCCCAAGAATGAGTATCAGCTGTATTTTGTGATTCTTGTTCAGCTGTTAATGCTGGAGCATCACCTATTGGTGATTTCCAAGAAGCCGATGCATTATGTTTTACCCAAGATGCATAAGGTTTTTTAGGCCAAAAGATTTGATCATCTTCGTCCCAAGTATAACCTATACCTGCGTAGTTTCCTCTTAATGCTGTACCACCATCTTTATGTGTGCCACCAGATGTATTGTAAGATGTTTGAATCCACATTTGTGCAGGCCAATTATTATGTGTCTCTAAATATTGTTGTCCTACTGTTTCATCTTCAACGCCATCAGCGTTTAACATATCACCATTATTCAAAGTAAGTACTTGAATAACTTTACTGTTTGATCCTAGTTTTGCAAAATGTGCCATAATGTTTCTCCTTATATCTTATTTTTAATTATCATTCAACTACTGAAATTTGTATCTTATTATAACAATTCCTCCACCACCATTACCACCATTCGAACTACCACCTCCACCACAAGTTCCACCTCCGCCACCACCAGTATTTGCTGTTCCAGCAACACCAGTTCTGTTACCAGATGGAGCGCTACCTCCACCAAAACCTCCGCCACCACCACCGCCTAAACCTCCAATTGCTGCACTTGGACCTTCATTTGCACCTCCTCCACCACCAGAAAAATAATAATTTGCTCCACAATTTTGTCCTGAAGTTCCAAAAGCAGTAGGTAAACCAGCACCTACTCCACCGACTCCACCAGCTGAAGGTGTACCTGATGATCCTGCGCTGATAGCACCTCCACCACCACCAGCTCCATAAGCTGGTCCACCTGATGATGGGCTTTGTGTTCCACCTGAATTTCCTTGAGATACAGGAGTTGCGGGAGTATTTCCAGCTCCACCAGCACCATTATAAGCTCCACCACCACCTGAACCACCTGCTGATCCAGCAGTAGGAGAAGAAGCACCTCCACCTCCACCACCGGCAGATGTTATTGTTGAAAAACTTGAAACAGCACCATTAGTTCCTTGCGGAGATGTACCTCCTGGACTTCCTGGATTTACTGCCCCTGCTCCACCACCGCCAACTACTACTGGGTATGTTGCAGCTGGTACTGACAAACTTGCTGGTCCAGCTAAAGGGCTTGCTGGATAAGTTAAAGGTGATAAAGTTGGTGCTGCAAATCTAAAACCACCTGCTCCCCCTGCTCCAGCAATACAAGAAGATCCACCACCTCCTCCACCTGCTGCTACTAAATATTCTACTGTATTTGAACCTGATGCATTACCTGCACAACTAACTATAAAATTACCTGGTCCTGTAAATGTATGAATTTTAAAATTTCCACAAGGAGCAGTAGTTATTGTACCACCTGTTGCTGTAACAAATCGTCCTGTTGGTGCCTCATCTTGTAAACCTGAATCTGTTACTAACCAACCTTGTGTTGAATCTATAAATACTAATGTTACTGCAATACCTTCTGTATTAAGAAGTGCATTAACTGTTGAACCACCAATTTTATCTGAACCGTTTTGAACTAATGTTACTGCGTTTGTATCAAAAGTTCCTGCGTAATCTTTTATTGCAACAACAGCTCCAGCAACACCTGCTGGTAAATTAACTGTTATAGCTCCACCTGTTGTATTTACAAAATAACCTTCACCAGCAACTGCTGTAAAAGGTGATGATGTCTTAACTGTTGTTACCCAAGACGCTGAACCTGTTGCACCAAAGTTTACTGCTGTACCTTGGTTATTAATTGTTGCACCTGAAGGAATTGTGAACGTATCGCCACTATCTCCTAGTGTAACATCTGTGCCAGATCGTGGACTAATTTTATTTACTTTTACTTCACTCATAATTTTTACCTATTGAAATTTATACCTTACTATTACTATACCAGATCCGCCATTTCCACCACCTCTACCATCTGCAACAGGACCACCACCGCCACCACCTCCAGTGTTGGTTGTTCCAGGTGTTCCACCTCCAGAAGGATTTCCACCTGCTCCACCACCTCCAGATCCACCAGCTCCTCCAGTGTTAGGTCCAGCTGGACCGGGTTGACCAGAGCCACCGCCGCCACCGCCACCGCCACCTGCTCTTGCTGTCGGTGTTCCATTAATAGAGCTTGTTGCTCCTGTTCCTCCAACTTTAGGTTCTCCAAAACCAGCTGTTGTTGCTCCTCCACCACCTGAACCAAAACTTGTACCTGGATAAACTCCACCAGGATTTCCTTGAGGTGGACTAACGGGAGGAGTATTTCCTGCTCCAACATTTGGAAGTCCAGGAGCACAACTTGATCCTCCTCCAGAACCACCAGGTCTTCCTGCATTATTAGGTGCAACTGCACCTCCTCCACCGCCACCACCAGTTGACGTTATTGTTGAAAAAACTGAATTTGAACCATCACCACCTTTACTACAATTTGGTCCTACGCTTCCAGCTGCTCCAACTGTAATTGGAAAACCTGTTGCTGTAACTGGTAAAGCTACAGCAGGTGATGCACCTAACGGCGAAACTGAATAACCACCAGAAGCAGTTCCTGGAGATTCTCTATAACCTCCAGCTCCACCAGCTCCTGCTCCAGTTCCACCATAACCAGCAGCTCCTCCACCGGCTGCTCCTCCAGCAACTACCATATAATCTACTGTATTAGAACCTATTGGATTACCAACTGAACAAACCGTAAAAGTGCCAGGTCCTGTAAAAGTGTGAACTTTAAAATTTGTACAAACTGTTGTGATTGTACCACCTGTAGCTGTTATAAATGTAGGAGTGCTTGATTGTGTATTAAATGTTGTAGATTCTATTGATCTCCAACCAACTGTAGCATCGACATAAATTAAAGTTAATCCCTGTCCTTCTGTACTTAATGCTAATCTTCCTGCTGCTGTTCCACCATTAATTTTAACACCTGAAGGTGCTTGAATTGTAAATGAATTTGAATCAAAAGTATTATTATAATCTTGAATTGAAATAATATCACCTGCACTAGCACTTGGTAAAGTCATAGTTATTGTGCCACTAGTGGTATTAATAAAATAACCTTCTCCATTTGCTCCTGTAAAATCCCCTGTTTTAGGAGTTGTCTGCCAATCAACAGTTCCTGTTCTACCGAATCCTGATTGCGTTGCACCTGATGCAAGAGCTACAGTACCACCACAACGACCTAATGTAATTGCAGAGCCATCTACAACAATTGGATTACTTGCTCCTGATCCGATTGTAGTAGTTGTCCCACATTTTTTGATGATGTTTGAATCATCTGAAACTTTATTTATATTATCTACTTTTATTTTACTTGTCATAATTAATTTTGAAATTTGTACCTTATTATTACTATACCTGAACCACCTGCGCCACCAGCAGTTCCATTAGAAGAAGCATTTAGTCCAGCAGAACCACCGCCACCACCTAAATTAGTTGTTCCAGATACTCCAGGAGAAGATCCAGGTGATCCTGCAGCTCCACCTCCACCAGATCCACCAGCTCTTGGTCCATTATCTCCTGCTCCACCACCTCCACCACCTCTTGTAACTGAAGATCCAGTTATTGAACTAGATACACCAGCACCACCCTCTCCACCTCTTCCAGGAGCTGGTCCTATTGCATTACCGCCAGAAGCTCCTGCACCACCGCCTCCACCTGATCCAGCGTTAGTAATATATTGTGCAGAACCACCTTGATTACCTTGAGAAGGATTTACAGTAGGTGTATTACCTGCTGCGTTTGGACCTGTTTGTCCATTTGACATACCAAAAATTCCACCTCCACCGCCTGAACCTCCAGAATTTCCAGATGCTCCTGTTCCAGGATTAGAAGGATTACCACCACCATAACCACCACCTGCTGATGTTATTGTATCAAAAGTTGAGGAACTTCCATTTACTCCATTAACACCTCCACAGGCGAAAACACCACCAGCTCCACCACCTCCAACTGTGATAGGGTAAGCTTGTGCTGTAACTGTTACTGCATTAGTTGGAGCATTCGCTACTAAAGGTGATGCTGTAAAATTATCTATTGGTGCATTTCTACCTTCTCTAAAACCACCTGCTCCACCAGCTCCATTTCTATCTCCACCGCCACCGCCACCACCACCTGCTAATACTTGGTATCCCATTATATTATTTGCAGCAGTTGTTGAAGCCGATGTTACTGTAAAAGTTCCAGGACCTGTAAAAGTATGAATTTTAAAATTTCCGCAAGTAGTTATTGTTCCACCTGTTGCAACTAAATTAGGATTACCTGTAGCTGCAGTTGTTGAATCTTGAACATTTTTCCAACCTTCAGTACCATCTACATAAACAAAAGTTAATGATTGACCTTCTACATCTGCTACAAAAGTAGCAGCTACTCCACCAATTTTTTCTGAACCATTTGGTGCAATTGTTAATGCATTTGTTTGAAAAGTATTTGTATAGTCTGC